GAACGTCTTACAAAGGACCTATCCGATTTGGCGATGAACACTTGAAACATAGTAAAGTTGTTAAGCATGGTGGATATGAAAATTACATATCATGTTTGTCTAATCGAATTGTCAAGGGTATTCTACAACTCGGCGGTCGTGCATGGAAGGAGGATAAGACTCTTGCATATTCTGCAACTTGTCTTGCTTTTCACGTTAGTGATTCTATCGTTGTTACGTGTGCTCATTGGTTTTTACCCTTCACAGAATACGACCATGTCGATATGATGGTGAACTCTCAAGGTAAAACCTATGATGCACCGTTCCCTGATGAATGGATTCCGATTGAAGACACTGATTTAGTGTTTTTCAAATTACCTAACAAGATACCTCGACCAGTTGCTCTCATTGACTACGTCATAGAGTTGTCCCACACGCAGGACCTAACTGACGGAATGTCCATGTCTTTGATGACAACTGATCATACTGGCCAGGCCAATATACGTAAGCTTGTGAAATCCCCACACTCTCAACCTGTTGCATATCCTGCACCCGTTGGAAAAGGGATAGCTACCTTCATTATTGAAGGTCCTATCACGTATTTTGAACCAACTTCGCATGGTGATTCAGGTGCTCTTATTTTTGTTGAAGGCCCCCAAGGTCGCCCACACATCGTTGGCATGCATATAGGTTCCCAGAATGTGCTTGGCATGAAACATACTGGTCTTGCCATCCCTTTTCATAAGGAGGCTATATCAGAAATTGTTGAGTTGTTGTTGGATAAGACTCCACCAGCGACTCCTGTCAGTTTACATTCTAGTACTGAGGACATTCGCGTGGCACCAGGCTTTCCGTTGATTGTTTCAGGTAACGTCCCTCCTTCTGAGGCACATTACGTGATGACTCGCACATCGTACAAGCGGTCCGACATGTGGGGGTGGGCGGGTGATGCTCATTACTTGCCATGTCAACTCCAATCCTTTACCCAAAATGAAGGATTTCGAGGGCGCTTTTCTCCTGAACAACGTGAGAATCTTAGTGCACCAACAGGTTGTGTTATCAACCCGTTGTATAAAGCACTTACTAAGATTCGACAAGTTGATACTCCTCCTCTTGATTTGGGTGATGAACCATTTGAATACCTAATGAATATCTATCCTCCAAGCGATAAGTATAATAGGTTGTTGACACTAGATGAATCAGTGAATGGTGTCGTTGAACTTAAAGTCCCTGCCATTAGGTTGAACACATCCCCTGGATATCCTTTTTCCCTTAAATCGAAGAAGGGTAAGACATCTTATGTGTCACGCTCTAATGTGAACGATGCCATGAAGCTTACTCCCGAGTTTGAAACCACTATGCTTAATGTCCTATCGGCGCTCAAACGAGGTGAGGATATTAATGTCATTTGGGCCGATAATCTTAAGGATGAGACACTACCAATTGAGAAAGTGTGGGAAGGTAGAACGAGAGTTACATCGTCTGCTCCTCTACACTATTTCCTTTGTCAACGCATATGGTTTGGATCGTTTACTGCTTACGTTCATAGCCTATGTGCTACTCATCCTGTGGCTGTTGGTGTGAATGTTCATAGCATCGATTGGTCCAGAGCTAGATCTCGTCTCGCTCGAACTGACACGTCTGTGTTGTCCGGCGACTTTAAGAATTTCGATGCCACTCTTCCTAAATTTGTAACCAAAGAATTTGTTAGATACGTGAATGCATGGTACAATGATGGACCCGAAAATGCTCGCATACGCGAGTATCTCATGTCCCAGCTGTATAATGCTACTCACATTGTCTCTGACATGTTGTACGTTACATCTGAAGGAAATCCGTCTGGGCAAGGGCTCACTTCTATAATGAATTCCTTTGATTTGTTGATCATTAACTATTTTATCTTCACCAAGATTTATGGTTTATCTGTTGACCAATTTAATCAAATCATTTATGGTGATGACTGTGTCATCACAGCCGTCGTACCCAACTTGCGTTGCGAGGATCTTGCTGTCTATTACAAGGAGCACTTCAACATGGTGTACACTCATTGGACAAAGAAGGAGAATCATGCGCATGACACACTTGACACTATCAGGTTTATCGGTCGCAAGTTTGAGGAGGGTCGTGCCCCATTGGAATTGGATGTTGTTATTGAGATCTTATATTGGTACAAAGGAGACACCAACAAAGATGACATTATGTTGTCGTGTGTTGACAGCTTCTTAATTGAGATGTCGCATTTCGGCAAACAGATGTTTGACACATACGTCTCAAAAATGTTAGCCGCAATGAAGTGGAGGTGCCCCCGCATATATGAC